TTATCTAGCCCCAAAACCAGCCCCAATTTGCTTTAACGCATTATCAAAGGCGGCAATTGATTCTTCTTCGAGATCTTTAAAAGAATGACCATAAATATCTAATATCATTTGTGGAGTGTTTCCTAATCTGTCAGCAATTACTTTCACAGGTATTCGTTGACTAATTAAAATAGTCGCATGAGTATGTCTTAGACCATGGGGGGATATGGTTTTCAGATTAATTTCTTTAGAAACTCTTCTCATGGAATACATGATAGTATTTTCAGTAATAGGAGTAGCAGTTTGATATGAGATAAATATAAAATCATCATTTTTTAATTTATATCCGAACGATAACTTTATCTCTTTGCACCATCTACGATATACTTTAAGTTGTTTAACCAGTTCCTCATTAATTAAAATAGCTCGGGTACTACGTTTAGTTTTTGGGGAACGGACACCTTTATTATCTCTAGTGCGTTTTACAGATAAGGTTTTATCTTCGAAATTAATATCTTCCCAAGTTAAGCCTAGCGCTTCACCTTTTCTTAATCCAGTAAACGAAAGAAGTAATATTAGTGAATAATTCGTTATATTTTCAACTTCTTTAGCTTGTTTAAGGAATTGGTTTAATTCTGTTGCTGTATAGAAATTATCTTTCGGTTCTTCATTTTCAATAGTAATTTTATTGAATCGATTTCTTGGTATTATTTCATCATCAACAGCTGCGTTAATAGCAACCTTAAATAAACGGTGAAATAGTTGTACTGTACTAGGTTTATATTTTTTTAGCAAAGTATTAATATACACTTTTTTATAAGTTGTTTTATCTAACTCAGCTAATTTATATTTACCCAATAAAGGTTTCATTTGATATTTTATGGCATTAGAACGCTGCAATTGAGAAGTTGGTTTCCATTCATTTTTATGAGTTTCAAACCAAATATCCAACCATTCACTTATGGTTAAATTATTATGCTCCACTTTCTTTATTTCCCCATCCATTGTGGATGTTCTTACTTCTAACAAAGCCCTATAAGCTTCATTTTCGGTTTTGAAATTTTGCTTTTTCTTCTCTTTTCTTTTTCCTGATGAATCATAATATTTATGACGATAACACCATAACTTTTCTTTTTTAGTATTGAAATAATAATATAGTTCGTTATCCTTTTTTGATTTGTGTAACTTCATAGTAAATCCCTTCTAGCGTGGACAGACACTTTTTAGGGCTTATGAAAACACAATCACCTCCTTAAAATTCTTCAAAAAATTCTACAACACTTAATGGATCAAAAGAAATCGTTAAGCCATCCACAATCTTAAAAAGCCCATATTCTTCTTTATAACGATTAATAGCTTCTTCTAAAAACTTTTCTGTTACATTAAGAAATTCAGCTAATTCATACTTATTTTTTATTCCAGCTTTATGGGCTTGTACAATCTTTTTTAAAGGAACAAGTTTTTTATATCCCCAATTTCTTGCAAGTTTCTCCTGTTTTCTATTCACAAGAGATTTTAAATCCAAGATATGACCACTTGTTTTTAGGTGATGTCCTATTTCTTCGGATAAAGTACAGTATTTTTCAGTAGATGATTGATCTTTATTTATCCATATAATTCTGTCACTATATAACCCTTTCATAGATGACGGTAGTTTTCTTTCAAATACATCTACTTTGTATGTTTCTGCTTCTACTAAAAGAGTCTCATAGTTCATAATTTTAGTCCCTAGAACGTCTGGATCTCACGAATTCTTTAAAGCGTTCAATTTCTTCTAGTTCTTCTTCAGTCCATTCTTCACCATCATGGTGTGCAGCAATTGTTTCAATTTCATAATCTTCGTCATTTGCCATTTTCTCTAATTGATCAGTAGTAATGTTAAGTCCTTTACACACTTTTAATACATTATCTACTGAAGCATTTCCGATTCCACGTTCTAACATTGAACGTAATGTTGTATATGGAAGATCAATACTTTCCGCAAAAGCTTTCATGGATGACGCTTTCTCATTTATTAAATTTCTTATAATTTCTGTTCTAACATCTTTCACTTCTTATTCTCCCCCGAGTCGTTTTTATACGAAAAATCGTATGTCTATAATTCCATTATATAGATAAAAGTAGAATTGTAAATAGAAAAAATACGATTTTGCATATTTTTTTAAATTATTTCGTTGACTTAATACGAAATTGAGTATATGATAAACACAAGATACGAAATTGAGTATCGAACTTAACAAGTAAAGGAGGTTTTAGCTTGTTAAATAACTTAAAGGCAGAGTTATCCCGTAAAGCACTTACTGCTAAAGATATTGCAGCACTTCTTGATAAGAGAGTTGCAACAATTTACGACAAGATGAATGGTCATTATTCATTTAGTTTCGAAGAAGCACTGCTAATAAGAGATCGGTTATTCCCGGAATTTACTCTTGAGTATCTATTTAAAAAGGAAAATCAGATAGCTCGAAAGGAGGTGATCTAGTTTGAACATTGCTGAAGTAAAAGTGAATGTTAACCAATCAGAAGTCAAATCTTATATTAACCAAAAATTAGAAGAAACATTAAGAGAAGCTTTATTTACTTGGGATTTAGATCAGATGTCCAAACGAACTTGTATGAGTAAATCATTCTTAGAAAATGAGTTTCTCCAGGATCCGAGAATGAGGTTGCTGGAGAGACGCAAAGAAAAAGGTAAAAGATTTTGGTTCTATGAAGAATCAAAACAAGTAATGAAAGAAATTATGGACGAATGGTAACAAATAAAAAAAGCGTGGACAGACGCAAATTTATATTATCCAAAGCGCTGTGAACCGAGCCAATGACGGTTAATGAAAATACTTATAGCAGAATAGACGGTAGCAACGTCAATACAGGAGAAGGAGAAACAAAATGAGCCAATTAGTTTTTGTAAATGACAATCAAGTATTCACAGATAGTTTGACAGTTGCAGAAGTGTTTGGGAAACGACACGATGTTGTACTACGAGATATTAGAAATTTGGAATGTAGCGAAGAATTTAATCTCCACAATTTTGCGGAGATCGATTATACGGATGAACGAAATAGAACATATAAAAAATACTTAATTAAACGTGATGGATTAGCATTTCTAGTATTTGGTTACACAGGTGCAAAAGCTGCTGAATACAAAGAAAAATACATTCAAGCATTTAACGCAATGGAAGAAGAACTAAGAAAACCCAAAGTACTTACAGATCGTGAACAACGTGTAGAAGCCTTAAAACTAACTTTAGAACACGAGGAAAAGCTGGTTGAATACGATGGCAGGCTATCCAAACTAGAAGATAACGTAAGAATAGATTCATTCGAACAGAATGCCTTGCAGAAGCAGATTAAGAAGCGAGTGTACAAAGTATTCGAAACAGCCAATCCGAATGGACTAGACCTAAAGAAATTGTTCCCATGCATCCACAGAAACTTTAGAGATGCTTTTGGAGTACCGACCTATCGTGACTTGAGAAAACTTGATTATGAAGAAGCCATTTCATGGGTGAAGACATGGAGACCATTAATATAATGGAACACATTGAATTGTTAGTTGTAGGTGTTCTTTTAAACAACATAGTTACATTAATACTTATATTTACAAAAGAAGATAGGAAGTGATCTAAATGAGCAACTATCAAAAATCAGAAATGCTACTAAACTTCGCATTTGAAATGACGTTGAAAGGACATCTTAAAAAGGCAGATTGGGCTAGGGAGAAAAGCCGTAAATATTATGAAATGAGAGTGAAATAACATGGAACAACAATCTAGAAAAAGAACAGACCTTATCGGTCAAACTGGTTCAATAAATAAAACATTCAAGATAATTGATGCAGTCGAAGGAAATTTTGGAGTGGATGTTAGGGTTTTAATAAAAGAAACAGGTGAAGAATACTGGACTCGTTTAGAAGATATTGAATTAGATCGTTAAGAAGGGAGTGAAGTAAATGAAAAAGTTCATATGTTTTGGAGAAACAGAAGATTCTCAAGAGCAATGGTTATTAATTGATGCAAAAGACAAAAATGAAGCGATGGAAATAGCCTTTCGTTCCAGTGATTTAGCAGAAATTCAAGCTTGTACTGAATTAACACCAAACGATGAGTCTGGAATTTCTCACACATTTATATGTATTGACTAATTATTACACCGACAAAAGTCGGTACTCTTTTTACACAACTTGCAAAATTTGATGAACAAAAGATGTTCTATTGAAAGGTGGTGATACATATGTGGAATCGTTTATTAAATCTTCTTACTCCAAATAAAAGAGTGAAATGTAAGGATTGTAAAGTTAAATGGCACTTTACTAAAGAACAATTTAATTTTTCTAGAAAACACTATAACGGACCTTATTGTGGGAAATGCGGACAAAAATTATAGGAGGGACATTATGAAGATTCAATTTAAAGAACTAAAACTTATTAATTTCAAGTCCCACAGTGATATCCTGGTTTCCTTTGGCGAGAGAACTGATATCACAGGGGACAATGGGGAAGGTAAATCAACCATTCCGCAATCCATTACATGGTTACTTTATAACACAGATACTTTTGGAAGTAAACTAGATCCTACTCCGATTACTTATGATTCGGACGAAACAAAAGTTTCATTATTGCTTGATGTAGATGGAAAACAAGTGCTAATAGAACGTGTATTAAAAAAAGGTAAATCACAATGCTATGTCAACGAAGTACCGACAGCTGCAACAAAATTTAATAACTTTGTGAATGAATTATTTGATAAGGATTTGTTTTTATCACTTTATAATCCAAATTACTTTTTCACTATGCATTGGGAAAAGCAAAGGGCTATGTTGCTGCAATATGTTTCTGCTCCATTAAAAAAAGAAGTATTAAAGCATATGCTGGACAAGCAATCAGAAGTACTTGAACCACTGCTTAAAAAGCAATCTATAGATGATGTGAAGGCAGCACATTCAGATAAAAAGAAGCGCCTGGATAAACAGTATATTGCTGCACAAAGTAAAACAAAAACACTAAAAGAGCAATTAGAATATCATGCTCCAAGTGTTCCGTTAGAGTCATTGCAAGCTGAATTGAAGCCATTACTTAAGCAAAGAAAAGAGCTAGATGAAATCAACGATTCTGCCAGTACGGTTAACGGAAGAATTAATGTGCTTAATTCTCAAATTCATCATCTGAATAAAGAGAGAGACAGCATGAAAGATGATTGGGCTCTACTCAAAGAAGAAAAGATTGAGGACCATTGTCGTGTTTGTAAACAGCCTTTGCAAGATGAATCCTTAAAGGCAGCAGAAGAAGAAAAACAACAAAGAATGGATAACTTTAAAGCTTCTTTTAATGATGTTATTGCTCAACGAACAAAATTGGAAGAAGAACTAAAAACATTGGAATATATCGATGTTTCTGAAACAAGAGAAAAACTTATGGAATTGCAATCTAAGATAGAACCACTAGAAAAAGAGATTGCTAAACATAAAGATTATAAGCATTACGTGGACCAGGTAGAACAAGCAAAAGCAGAGGAAAAAGAGTGCTTAGAAACGCTAAACGAATCCATCTTTATTCTAGATAGCATTAAGGACTACAAAGCAAAAGAAGCTGAATTACAAGCTGAAAAAGTACAAGCTTTATTTACTACTCTTTCAGTTAGATTGTTCAAACAGAATAAGACAGATGGAGAAATTAAGCCAGACTTTGAAATTGAAATGGATGGCAAACCTTATAGCAAGCTATCACTATCTGAAACTATTCGAGCTGGCTTAGAACTTAGAGATGTGTTATCTGCTCAAAGTGAAGTGATTACCCCAGTATTTATTGATAATGCTGAGTCCATAACCAAATTTAAGGAACCTATTGGCCAGTTAATACTTTGTCGAGTGGTAGCTAATCAAAAATTAAAAATTGAAGGAGTGACTAATTAATGAGCAATATTATGGGATTGGATTTAAAGGTTGATGAAAAGTATATAGGTGAAATTGTTAAAAACGTAGTACAAGCAAGCATAGCAGAAGCACTTGGAGCTAAAGATGATTTAGTTAATACCGCCATTAAGACAATGTTAACTACAAAAGTAGATAGAAATGGAAAAGTTAGTAACTACTCTAGTGATAATAAATATAACCTTATTGATTACTATGTTCATAGCACAGTAACAGATGTTTGCAAAGAAATGGCTTTAGAAATTATTCAAGAAAATAGAGATGCACTGAAAGCAGAATTGAAAAAACAACTGTCCAGTGAAAGAAGTGTTGAAGCATTTACCAAGTCAATGATCGATAGCACTATGGAGAATTTGAATAGAGAATGGTCTCCATCAATTACAGTTCAATTTGATAAAAATTCAAGATACTAGGAGGAATTAAAAATGGCTAATAACTCAATCGTACAATATACACCAGAAATCACAGAAGCATTTAAACCAGAAGTATTACAGGTAATTAGAACATCGATAGCACCAACAGCAAGTGACCAGGAGTTTTTATTATTCGCACATAAGGCAGCTTCTTATGGTCTAGATCCATTTAAAAATGAAATTTTCTTTATCAAATATGGAAACACAGCTCGAATTCAGTTTGCTGCAGAAGCGTATCTTGCTAAGGCTAGACAACAAGAAGGCTTCCAACCACCGGATACTCAAATGGTTCATGAGAATGATGAATTTAAAATCGCGATGAACAAAGAAACAAAGGAAATGGAAGTTGTTCTTCATGAAATTGGTTTCCCGCGTGGAAAGATTATCGGTGCCTATTCTATTGCTTATCGTGATGGACATAGACCTGTAACAGTAATCATGGACATTGAAGAAGTGTCTCATATGTTCACTGGTCAAAATAAAGATAACTGGAATAAGTGGACAGCTGATATGTTTGGAAAACACGTACAACAACGTGCTTTGAAAAAACAATATGGACTAGAGTTTGAAGATGAAACAATCACTCATGGCGAGCCAGAAACTAATATTCCAGAGTATAAGCCACAAGAAAGAAAAGATATTACTCCAACACAAGAAGTAATTGATACACCTAAGCAAGAAGATCCTAAAAAGCTAACTCCTACAGAAAAGGCTCGTGCTGAAATGAACGCTAAATTTAAGAAGCTAGGCATTGTTGGTAAAGATGCAATTGCTGCATATATCGAACAGCATGCACCTGATTTAGTTGGTAAAAACCCAACGTTAGCGCAACTAACTGGATTAAATGATTTATTGGACATGCATATCGATTTGAAAGAAGCTCAAGAGTCTAGTGCGGACAGTTTGGACTGATACTCATGAAAGTAGACATTATAGCAAGTGGTTCGAGTGGCAATGTGATTGCCATTCGTTCCAATCAATCTACTATTCTTGTTGACGTTGGTATTGCCAAAACAAAGATTGAAAAAAGGTTGTTAGAAGTTGGTATTTCACCAACAAGCATTGTGTCCATCTTTATCACACATGCCCATAAGGACCATGTTCAGGGATTGCCAATAGCTAATAAGTATAAGATTCCGGTCTATGCTGCAGAGAATGAATGGAAGTCAATGCCTAAAGTAGATGAGGAATTAAAAAGAGTATTTAAAGCAGGAGAGAGTATTAATTTTGAAGATAAATTCTTTATTGAATCCTTTAAGACTCATCATGATGCTTATGATCCAGTCGGATATACAGTAACGGACTATGAAAATAATAAATGCTCTATCTGTTTAGATACTGGACATGTAGATGAACTAATTCTTGAAAAGATGGAGTTCTCACAGATTTATATTATCGAATCAAATCATGAACCTAACATGGTGGAGGTTTCCGATTATCCTGACAGAGTAAAAGCTAGGATTTTATCAAATGTTGGACATTTATCTAATGAGCAGACAGCTACAGCCCTTTCTAAGCTAGTTCAGGGATTAGGAGAGCAAATATACCTAACACATTTATCAAGCAAAAATAACATGCCTGCGCTAGCCAAAATGACTACTATGAGGGCATTGATGAAAAAAAGCTTCAAAGCAGATGAACATTACAAAATTGAGGTGATTTAGGTGGAAAAGGTTGAATTACCACTTGATGTATATAACGCATTTGAGGGAGTAAAGAATTCATGGGGGAAACTTGTTAATAAAGATGAAATTAACTTATTACTTTTGCAGATAATTCACCTTGCAAGTGAAACAGTTGGAGATTCAGTCGTATTGAAAAAATTTGCTTTAGAACATCCTACCAAATACGTTTGTGCGATTGCTAATGGGTATAAATTGGACGGTGAAACAAAATTAGTAAAGCAAGTAGATCAATTGATTAATACTTGGTTAGATACAGAGTATAAAGGCGATGAAAAGCAAGATAGATTTAATTTCGCTCAGGAACTTACACAATTTATTAAAGGGCGAATATTGTTACAAAAATGATGAATGGATGATTCGTTATGGCAAACCCACAAATTGAACAAGGACACACTAGGATTGCCAACGAGATTCTAGAACACATTTCGAAAACCAATCTCAATGGCACCCAATTTCGAATTGTTATGGTTGTTTGGCGTTACACTTATGGTTTTCAGAGAAAACAGCATGAGTTATCAAGTTCTTTTCTTTCTACAGCAATAGGAATTAAAGATAGAAAGAGCGTCAACAGAGAACTGAAAATTTTGATTGAACGCAACATAATATTTGCCATTGGGAAAGGTTCTAGAGGTGCAAACATTATTAGTTTTAACAAGAATTTTGATGAATGGAAAGAACCACTGTTGGCGACGCACCCTACAGTTGTAAGTGTAGGCGACGTACCCCACAGTAGTGTAGGCGACGTACCCCACAGTAGTGTAGGCGACGTACCCCACAGAACTGTAGGCGACGTAGCCCCACAAGAAAGAAAAAAGAAAAATATAAAGAAAAATACTCGTCAACAAAAAAAGTATGACGAGGAAAGCTCTTATTTTAAAATGGCTACTTATTTTTATGACAAAGTTTTGACAGTGGCAAAAGATGCAGGAGTTGAGCACTTAGTTAAAAAAGCTAATATGCAAAAATGGGCGGATGAATTTAGAAAGCTAATTGAAATAGATGAAGTGGATAAACGTCTTGCAAAAGATGTTATGGATTGGGTAACAAAAGATTCATTTTGGAGAACCAATGTACTAAGCGCCAAAAAATTAAGAGAAAAGTTTGGAGAACTAGCTATCAAGATGAAATCAAGCAAGACAACTAAACAGCCAACTCAACAACAACCACAACAAGATTTTAGGGATAAGGATATAGCATTCTCTAAATTTGTTGCAGCAGGGGGTGATCCTTCTGAATTCGATTGGAGCAGCTGAACAAGAAATAAATGATATATCGGTTGAACAATCTGTATTAGGGGCTATCCTTATTGATTCGAATGTTTTGGATGAAATTACTTTTCTAGAAGTTAGAGATTTTTCTTCTCAAAGGCACCAACAAATATACAAGGTTATGAGGTATCTAGAGAAAAAAGGTGTTCCTGTTGATGTTGTAACTGTTACAGAAACCTATGTGAAATTCGACCAAGTAGAAAATATGGGCGGTGTATCCTACCTTATGGATTTAACAGCCGCCTGTCCTTCTACAGCCAGCACGGAATATTATGCAAGAATTATTCGTTCCAAGGCATTAGAAAGACGCACAAAGAATATGGGCGAGATTATCAAGGGAATGACTAGGGATGATTATGAAACGGACGAAGAGTATTTCTCAGCTATTGAAACATTAGTTGGTGAAATGAGACCGCAGGATAATGTGAAAATGAGAAGCTTTTCTGAAAGTAAAGAAGATTACTTTAAGCATCTATCCACCCAAGCAGATTACATAAAAACAGAGTTCAAGTTTTTTGATAATTGGGCGAAGGGATTATGGCGAGGTTGGTTATATGTAAGTGCTGGAAGACCATCAGTAGGTAAAACAGCTAAAATGCTTCAAACGTGTTATGGAGCTGCTAAACAACATAAAGGTGTAGTTCTTATTTTCTCTCAAGAGATGGGGGAAGACGAACTGAAAGACAGGATGATGTCTTCTGTTACAGGTATTCCTTATCAAAGAATTAAAGCAAAAACTTTAAGTGAAAAAGAACTGGATACCTTAAAAAATGCGTATGAAGGTTTTGAATTTCTGCCTATTTTCATACAAGACAAGCCTTATATAACTATTGATGAAGTAAGGGCAATAGCTAGGCAGTTCAAAAAGAAACATGGAAAAGTAGCTTTAATTGCAGTGGATTACTTACAGATTATGAACATTCCACAACGTAAAGGCGAAAGTAGATCGCAAGCTATTGGAAATGTTACAGGTGCAGCTAAACAGATTGCAAGAGAACTAGAGTGTTGTTTCTATATGCTATCTCAAATGTCTCGTGAGTTTGAAAAGGCATTGAAGCCGCAGCTATCACATTTAAAAGAGAGTGGTTCCATTGAACAGGATGCAGATGTAGTTGAGTTCCTTTGGCACAATCCAGACGATACGGAAATGGGCGGAAAAGTTATTCAACAGACAATAGCAAAAGGTCGAGATACAGGCTTGAATGATTTCAGATTGTTGTTCCAAGGATGGAAGCAGCATTTTACAGAATTACCTAGTAAGGAATAGGAGGAATAAAAGATGGCCGAAACCCAAACTGATAAAGATTTAGAAACATTATTGGATGGAAAAGAATTATCAGCAGAATTAACGGAGTTAAAGGATGTATTAGTTAAGTATGCTCAATCTAGAAAGGTTAACAACGTGAAGGAAAGAGTGAGTTTGATATATGTTGTTTCTGCCGTTTTAAATTGGAATGAAGAAGAATTTTATCAAGTAGTAAATAGAATGAATCGTATTATCGTTAAAAGCAATCTAGGGTTTGATATTAATCAAATAATATCCCAGATTCAATTGATGAATAAAAAAAAACGGTCCATTAAATTAAGAAGGTGAGTTTATGAGATTTATAGGTATAGATCCATCCACGAAGACAGGATTTGTTGCATTAGATGATGAGGAAGGGATTTTAAAAGAAAAAGAGATTACCGGAATAGGTACTGTAGATCCAAAACGCATGAGAACCATGATTATAGATGTTATGGACCACATAAAAAAGGATGACATTATCGCTATTGAGGGATTTGGATTTGCTTCTCAACAAGCAGTGCAGAATGGTGGCATTGGATGGGGAATCCGTATGGCGCTTGATGCTAGGAAAATGAATTACATTGAAGTTGCACCAAATGCACTAAAAAAATATGTTGGCGTAACTGGTTGGACAGGAGAAAAAGGAAGTAAGAGAAGATTATCTGGTCCTGAAAAAAAGAGAGCTGTTAAGGCGGCTGTAAAGGAACACTTTAATTATTCTCATAAAAGCGACAACGTAATTGATGCTTATGTATTGGCTCAAATAGCAAGAGATGTATATTACACCAAGCATAGCCCATTAATAAAGGAATACGGAATTAGTTATCAAAATGAAGTAATCGACACTATCTTAAAAGGAGCGAATTAATCATGCAAGTATCTGTTAAAGCGCATTTTAACAAACAAACGAAGGATAGCAAAAAGGAGCTTGTTCAATTCCATGTGAAGGGTGAAGACGAGAAAAAGCCGGAATTAAATATGCTCACTCGCGAAATGGTTCTTCTTGAAATTGAAGGAGTGGAACATAAGCTAAAATGTGAATTTAGCAAGACAACTAAGGACAGTAAGAAAACAGTTTTAGAGTTCATTGTGAAAGTCGATGCTTCTGCTGAAAATACATTCAATTTTTATAAAAAAGCAGGCTCAGATGTAACACTCCATATTGTTGAAACTCAAATGAGCACAGATGATTTTGAGGACGAGCACGAGGGCATTCCTTATTCAGTTGATAAAGATGGGACAGCTAATATCAGCCCAGATCAACTTTCTCTAGATGATGTAGACAAGGAAGAAGATGAACTAGACGGAGATCCATTTGCTTCTCCAAACGATGAGGATTCATTAGATTAATAGATTTGCTCCTCTTCTTTCGAGAAGGGGAGAATTAAACCCATTATATTAAGGAGCTGGCAGTAATGAAAATTGAAACTCTAATGAAAAAACATAAAAAAGAAGAATTAGCAGCTATGTTACTTGCAGCACAGGAGGAATTAGAAAAGTTTAATAAAGGAGTATTGTTCCATTCAAATGGCAATATCAATCACACTACTTTTCTTGTTGATGGAAAACCACCTGAAGATATAACTACAGTTCGTATTTGGGCGAATGTGGGTGATGGTGTAGAAGTTTCTTATGAGACCTTAAAAGATTGGAATTTACCATATGATCGCATTTGGGTTTATGGGGAGAAAGAACAGCTGACTAAGGTGTTTAGAGAGTATAAACGTTTAAAAGATGCCGAACGACAAGCGATGTTGAATAGTTGATATGCAATTTCTCTTCGGTTTTTGTCTAGGTCAGATATTTCTTTTTTCGGTTATGTATTTGGGATATAGGCACCAGGAGAGAAAACATAGATAACTATTATTCAATAAAAAGGAGGAATTGAAATGAAAGTATTTAGAATGAACGATTGTGATTGGGTGTGTGCTGAAAACGAAGTTCAAGCAAAGGAATTTTATGAAAAAGAAACTGGATTTGAAAAAGAAGAAATAGAAACTGATTTTTCATCATGGGGAGAAGTGTCCCTATCGGAAACTATGTATGTCAACGTTGATGATTTACCAACAGAAGAACAAACACTCACTCAATTGAATATGAGAAATGTTGGTGGGGAATTATTCGTATTAAAGCCTTTTTCTTGGGTTATAGAAAACGAAAAAATAACTAAACCTTGCATCATTTGTTCAACTGAATATTAATACGCACATTACGAAACTTATCCGCAGAAAGGAAGGGAGAAGGGAAATGAAAAGGCATGAACTGAAAATAGAACCACAATATTACAGTGCGGTTTTGGCGGGAGTAAAAACGTTTGAAATTAGACGGAATGACCGTGATTTTAAAATTGGAGATGAAATACTGCTAACAGAATTTGTACCAGAAGAAAATAGATACACTAACAGAGAATTGCTAAAACAAATCACATATATAACAGACTATGCACAAAAAGACGGCTATGTAGTGATGGGAATAAAATAATTGGAGGGTGAAGGGAAATGGATGAGGTACAAAAATTTATATCCAAAAATCATCATCAATTAGGATACATCATGCAAGAAGCAAGTCGCCAATGGATTGAAAATGATCCTGTTGGAGCGTTAACTGTTGGTGATTGTAATATAGTTGTTCAGATAAATGGTCAGTATCATGAATTGCTTAAAAAAATGGAGAGATATGAAAAAGCATTGAAAGAAATCGCAAATATGCCTTTTAACTTAAGAGAAAACATGGTGAATATTTCTAGAAAAGCATTGAAAGGTGGAGGGGAATGAAGGAATATAAAAAGCTGCAGATAATCAAGCATGCCTTACAGCATTATATTAAACGTCCTAACGCCACAGAGAATGATATCATGGTCGAAAAACGTATTCTTCAGAAAGTAACTAATGAAGTGGAGTTTATGAAAGAGAAATATGGAATCAAATAAAAAAAGCCAGGAATACTCTTCCCAGCAATAAATAAAACAACCTAAATAAATTATATCATGGGGGGAGTCGTCTTGAAACAAATGTCTTTTGTGCTTCCTGAGATAGATAGAAAATTAACGCAGCAGGCTGTGGAAGGCGAACTAGAGAAATATCGATTATTCAAGTATCTAGAATTTGAAGAAAGAGAAGCGAGTATTACTGCAAGTTCAGAATCCAGATACCATGGACCAACTAATCAGACAAGCGACCAGACTTCCAATATTGCTACATATAACGTAGATCAACAAGCATATCGACAAAACTTCATCAATCGAGTAGAAAGAGCTGTAGCAAGGTTGCCTAAGATGGAGAGATTCTTGATTGAAGAAAGGTACATGACCAATGAATCTGAATATATAACGGATTACAATGTATATTGTTTTAAATTTCAACCACCAATAAGCCATGTGACATATAACAAAATCCGATGGAAAGCATTTTATCGATTAGCTTTAAACCTTAATGTAGCTATTACTAGATAATTGTCCCTAAGTAAGAAATTTCACCTTTACCAACTTAGTTAACTTAATCAATTTTTTATAAAAATGGACAAAAAGGTTTCTGTAGACCCACTCGAATTTTACTTGTTAATATTAGATTTATGTTGGCAAGGGGTGGATTGTATGGAAGAACAAAAGTATAAAAATTTAAAACTAGGTGAACGTGGAGCGATTATAAGTATTATTGCTTATATAGTCCTTTCAATATTTAAATTAGTAGTAGGGTATATTAGTAATTCTGCTGCTCTAAAAGCTGATGGACTAAACAACACTACTGATATTATAGCGTCAATTGCTGTATTAATAGGCTTAAGATTAGCTCAAAGACCACCAGATAGTAATCACAAATATGGACATTGGAAGAGTGAAGGCATTGCTTCAATGGTAGCTTCTTTTATTATGATGGTAGTTGGTTTACAAGTATTATTTGAAGCTACTACGTCTTTATTTAGAGGTGAGAGTGAATCACCCGACATTGTTGCAGCTTATGTCGGGTTGATCTCTGCAATAGTTATGTACTATGTTTATCGTTATAATAAAAAACTAGCATTAAGAATAAAAAGTACAGCTGTTATGTCTGCTGCCAAAGATAATATTTCTGATGCCTGGGTGAGTATAGGAACTGCAATAGGAATTTTTGGATCTCAGATGAATATGCCATGGTTAGATTCAGTTACTGCATTTATTGTGGGGATTTTAATATGCAAAACTGCTTTGGGGATATTTAAAGAAGCTACTCATGAACTTTCTGATGGATTTGATGAGGATAAGATAATGACTTACCAGGAAGCAATAATGAATATAGAAGGAGTAAAAGGAATTAAAGAAATTAAAGGAAGGAATTATGGGAACAATGAAGTTATTGATGTTGAAGTTCTTGTAAAATCAACATTGGACATAAGAAAAGCACATGATATAGCTGATATTATCGAACGTACTTTAAGGGACGATTATGGAGTTTATGATGTACACGTTCATGTAGAGCCAAATAATTAATAAAATATAAAAAAAATTTAAAAAAAGTTTAACAGTACTTTAAGATATTAGGTATTATCCGTGTTAAATTTATATTATCAAGAAAATATTCAAAAGAAACGTTCCTAGACTCATAGGAGCGTTTTTCTGTTTTAATGAACAAATACTCTAGTGAGTTATTAAAAACAAAATTTAGGCTATTTCTGTAAGTCTGAACACTATTATAGGATGTGGTGATTATGAAACTTGAAAATCATCTACGAACTGACACCAAAGAGAAGTTAAAGAAGATTAGGAAAGAGAAATTATCTAAGCAGGATTTACGTGAATTGATGGGTACTAACAGGGATACTTATAAAAGGCATAATGGGGCTATTAGGAGAAAAAAGTAGGAAATCAACTTTTTTTGTAGAATTAATACTAAAAATAAAAGGAGTTGAGTTGTATGTTTGAAGTATATAGATCTGATGAATTAGAAAATGCTATTGATTTTTTGGAACAAGCAGCAGTATTTTACAAGGATAATGAAAGTAACCATAGATTTAAATGGGTGTGCATAAGCCTACATGGAGCTCTATACGGTTTTGCGGTCTGTAATGTAAGAGGAACGAATCCTTCTGATCGAGTCCTTGTAGAAAGTAAGAGAGAAAAGAAATATTATGAAAGAGATTTGAAGGGTATCGGTGGAGTTCTTAAGTTGTGTCAAAATAAGGATATGTTAACAACGGAATTTGGAAAAGTATTAGAGTTGAAGGAGAATCAAAGGTTATCGATAGATTTACTGAAGAAATATAGAGATGATTTTTCTCATTTTAAGCCTAGTGGTTATTCAATAATTGGTTCACTTGATGAAGTGGTTTTACCTGTTCTTGAAGTAATCTACTTTTTAGCAATTGAAAGCAATAATGTTCTCTATTCATCAAGGAATCAAAGAGAGAGAATAATACAAGCGATAAATACATTTGAATTAGGAATCATTAATTGATTTTGTCGTTATTTGACGAACGATAGTAACTTGTACCTATTTTCCCTTTCTTTGATAATTAAAGAGAAGGGAGAGATGTTATGTGGAAAAAAACAAAATAATTAAAGAAAATCTTATCTTATGGTTGAATGAACTAAATAATCAACTTAACGATTTTGATAATCAAGTTGGAGAAATCGAAAGAGAGATTGATTTATTAAAAACTAAAAGAAGAATTTTAAGTAATGTTGCTTTTAGATTCGAACAAGGAAGAAATACAAAAGAAGGTTACGTTTTTGAAGAATTGGATAAGGTTCAGGAGTTAATCGAAACAAAAGAAGAAGAATTAACGCATCTTACTAAGGATATTGAATATACCAAAATTGATCACGTTAAGGAATTAATCAAAAAAGTAGAAAAAGAAATAAGAGATATCGAAGCATCCGAATAATCGGGTGCTTTTTATATGCAAAAAAAGACCCATCAAAGGGTCAAATAGTTTTCTTCATTCCACACTGTCTGCATTCGCGTAAGAAAACATAATCTTTAACAGAACTCTTAAATTGAGCATTGCCGCAGTTATCACAAATTCCAGCTTTTTTATCTGGGTACTCTTTATAATCATAAATGATTGATGTGTCGTAGCCGTTGTATTTTTCTTCTGACATGTCATTCACCTTGGTTTCGATTTATTTATATTCGACTGATTTATTATACACGGTATTAAGATTAAAAAAAGAGTGGTCTTTAACAGGATAAAGCGAGTTTTCACTAATTCACAAACTTCTATAAGACGATTAAAAGCAATTATGTTTAATTATCTCACTCATACTCAAAAATACTATCAATGTTTGATTTCACATAGTTTTAGTATCGATTATCTCTTGGATACTTCGACATACTCTCTCATACTAGCAAATTCTATATAGTTTGTTAAAAAGGGTTCGAGTCCGAAAATTAAGAATTAATGTATGCATTAACTAGGGTTATTGTTAACATTAACTATGGTTTCTGTTTACATCATGTATGCAATAACTATCGTTTATGTATGCAATAAGTACACAAAAGAAAAGAAAAGAAATAAAAAGAAAGAATATATATGTCTTTTAAATTGCAAAAGAGGGTAAGCATTAATTGGAATTATTGTCGATTAAAGTCGAACGATAGTATTTGTCCTGCATTAATACTTATTTGATAATAAGAATTATAAAGGAGGAATGAGTTTGAATTTTGATACATCTGTGATCAAGGATACAGTAGGAAATATGGTAAATGTTTTAATAGGGCCTATTCTGCCAATTCTTATTGTTGTTATATTATTAATTTTGATATGGCGTATTCCGAATAACAAATTTAAAATCGTCGGTATTATCGCTGTAATAGTATACATTGTTAAGGTTGCAGCTAAAGAAGAGTTCCAACCGTTAATAAATATGTTATTTAATTAAGGCATCCATTCGGGTGTCTTTTTATTTTGGAGAAAGAAGAAATATGTCGTATTTAGTCGAATGGTTCATATAGGAATATATGCCTGTATATAGGATAATATACTTAGAAATAATTTTTGGAGGAGAAAAATGAAAAAGATATTAATGATTATTTCCGCAGTAACAATTGTAATTTTTAGTGTATCCATCTATGCGTTTAATGGTAGTAAAGTTGAAGCTGCTACTGTTGGTCAAAAATTAACAGCACCTGAAGAAGGTTGGCAACGGTATGATGATACAAACTCGCTAATCTCGTATAGTGATAAAGATAATTCTTGGAAACCTTATATTGATCCTGGTCAATATAAGAATAATAGTGCTATGGGGGCTATAAAAGGAAAGAAAGCAAAAATGAGTTTTGCTTTTTATGGTACCAAATTTTCTTTGATATTAACTACAACTTCTTCATATAGTCGCAATATAAAAGTAACTATTGATGGTGTAGATGCTGGAGTAATGGATGGTCAGGCTGGTATTACTAAAGATCCGGAACTTGCTACTCAAATAGTAGGTTATACAAAAACTGGTTTATCTAAAAAAAATCATCTAGTAGAAGTAATTGTTATAGAAGATGGAACTGGTAATCAATTTGATTACCGTTTAGATGCTATTGATATTGATAGTGACGGAAAATTAATTCCAATTAGTGAGTATCAACCAGCACAATCTAATATATATATTGGGAATGATGCAATGTATCAATTAGATAAGAATGGTGATTTATATACGTGGGGTAGTAACAATTATGGACAACTCGGATTAGGTGATACATCAAGTAGGTCTATTTCTAAATCAGAGAAAGTTTCCATATCAGAGAAAGTTACCGATATAGTTATTGGAGATCGTTTCGTGATTGCCCTAGGTGAAAGTGGTAAAGTTTACGGTTGGGGAGATAATACAGGAAAGTTATTAAGTGATGATGGAGGAATAATAACTACACCTGTTGTAATAAAAGAAGGAATTGGAGCAATATTTAAAGCTGAATAGCTATTAAACTAGACATCCTTTGCGATGTCTTTTTATTTTAAAGAAATAAGGATTATCCTAGAAAAAATATGTAAAATATCCAAAAATATCATCAAAAAGGTTTACGGTGGTAAATGATTATGGTATAATATAATTAACAAGTCAAGGAGGTGAAAACGTGGAAATACTAGGATATGTAACAGCATTTTCAACTTTGCTGGTTGGAATAGCAACTTTTCGAAAACTCTGGTTCGAGGGAACGAAAGTTAAGCTAGAGAACAAAGCAACAAAGTTGAAAATGACTAATAAGAAAAAGAGGAAATAACCTCTGGAACGGGGAAGGGTTCAGCTTCCCTGTTCTAATCCTAAGTATACCACGAAGCTATGGAAACAGTAAATTTGATATTAATTGGTGCTGTTGTCATTGTTGGTGTAATGCTGTTAGTAGCAAAAGTTAGAAAAGAGTATTATAAACGCGAAAAAGCAAGATTAGAAAAAGAGCTTGCTGACAAGGATAATAAGAAAAAATAGGGTGATTTATGGTGAATATTCAATCTGTGGAAGAACTAAGAAGGTTTCTTGAAAACGAGGCAATTGGGACAATTGAAGCTGCTGAGATATTAGGCTGCACAAGACAAAATATAAAAAGACTAGTCGACAATGGTAAGTTAGTTCCAATTAAGACCCTTGAGCGAGATCGATTATTTCTAAAAGCTGATATACTAAAAAGAAAGGAAGGCAGGGGTTGATGCTATTGCCTTCTGACCTAAATATGGAGTGATATAATATGGTCATAGCATCAGTAGTTGTAACAATAATCACACTAGTAGTTATTGCGGCAACCATAGTTATAATGAGAAAAAATAAGTAGTAAGGAGATATAATTATGGAACTGACACCTGATTTAAAAGCCTTAATTGCAGAAGAAGTATTAACCAAACCAGAAGTATTAGATTTATTAGGATTATCAAGACAATCTATGCATAGTCACTTAAAAAGGGGGAACATCAAGCCTTTTAAAGAAAGTGGTAATACACAATTATTCTTTAAAGAAGATGTTATGAAGTTTAAGGAAACATTAGAGGAAAATAGAAAGTTGTATAGACCTTATGACGATAAAGCATCTGATTAAGCATTCACATTTTTACTGTGGATGCTTTTTTTGTGGAAAGAAAGGTGAGATATATGGAAAACAAAATAAAAGAAACAGCTAAACAAAAGGTTGTGGAGTTATTAAATGATTATGATGTATCTTATATTGATTATGACGCAAAAGATAATGACTACACAGTAAGACTTGAAGCTAAGCAAACAAAAGATGATAAGAGATTAAAAGCAATTACTATTGAATTGCCTAGAGAAGATAAACAACCATTACTCCAAATAACCTTGGATGAAGAGAAAGGAGTACCGAAAGTATTCTACAAAGGTGAAGAGATTGAACTTAACCGAGAAATATTCTTCCATTGGGAATCAGATAAAGCTATCGCAGGTGGATTAACTTATTCAATTGAACATGTTGAGCCTGGTCTTATAGTTAACAGAATAGAACGCAGAGTGAAGGGTCATGCATGTGACTGAATACAAAACAAAAGAACAGAAAGCTAAGTTCTATAATTCTCCAGCGTGGAAGAATCCAAAGTATGGCGCGAGAGAAAGGATAAAGAAGCGTGATAACTATGAGTGCCAAGAGTGTAAGCGCCAAGGTAAGTTATCTATTGATACAAACGAATACAGCGAGAAAGCAAAACGTAAGAAGATCATGTTAGTCGTTGACCACATTAAAGAGTTAGAAGATTATCCAGAATTAGCACTGGATGATGATAACCTAGAAACTCTTTGTGTTAACTGTCATAACAAAAAGCATGGACGAATATGGAAGTTTGTAATTAAGAAAAACAAATGGGCAGATGATGAACGATGGTAATATACCCCCCGGGTCAAAAGTTTTTGCTTTTTTCACTCTGGGGATACCGGTTATAGGGGCCCTTTCGTCTAAAAATATTAAAAAAATAAGCCTTTCACATTAGGGGTCTAGGGGGGAGGGGTAGTATGAACCTTGATGAATTAAAAAATCAATTATTATCACGAATTGATACCGATGATTTGCTAGAAGTCAAGAAAATAAATGACTTGATACGGCTGCATGAACTAGATGAAGAATGTGATAAAGTGATTGATCGTGACGGTGTAAGTATAACTATTGAAAATGGAAAACAAAAATTTATAAAGAGTCATCCAAGTATGAATGAGAAAATGAAAATCAACGCTCAAAAGATTGCGCTAGAAAAATCAATTAAATTCAAATTAAAAACCACGTCTCCACCTACTCCACCTACTCCTTCATCAACTGTGGATGACCAACCGAAGCGTGGTAGTTTAATTTGATTGGTTATAGTTATGTCAATGAATATATTCGTAAGTGGCGTAATGGAGAAATCATTTTAAATAAGCGGCGAATTAAGTTAATTGAACTGATTGAACGCGAAATATTAACTGCTGACGATATGTATTTCGATAGTGAGCAAATTGAAAGTTATATAACTTTTACAGAAAAATATTATTTTCCACTTACGCTTACTCAGAAATTCAAAACTTGTTTTATTTTCTTATATTACAAAGATGGTTCCTTAGTGTTCGATGAGCATTTAGATTATGAAGGACGTGGCGGAGGGAAAACGGGAAGAATTTCTACACTAGCGAATTATTTCATTAGTGATCTGCATGGTATAAATAACTATAATGTTTCTGTTGTAGCTAACAGCGAAAAGCAAGCAAAGATGTCATTCACAGAAGTTTTTAACACAATCGACAAAGATGACAGATTGAAAGTATTCTTTGACCATAAAAAAGCTCTTATCGAATCATATGATACTAAATCATTATTTCAATACCACACTTCAAATGCCGGCACAAAAGACGGTCTTAGAGATGGATGTGTTATTTTCGAAGAAATTCATCGATATGAAGATTCTTCAGTAATTAATGTATTTACATCAGGACTAGGAAAAGTAAAACATCCAAGGGTGTTTTATGTTGGTTCTGACGGTTATGTTCGGGAAGGGTTTTTGGACAAACTTCTAGACCGAGCAGACAGTATACTAGATGGTTCTGTAAGTATTAGAGACGATGGCCTTTTTCCGTTTATGTGTTGTTTAGATAGTGAGGAAGAAATGCATAATCCTGAAATGTGGCAAAAGGCAAACTCACAATTCCACCCGCCGTTATCTGATTATGCTCAAACGCTATTTAGAACAGTAAAAAAGCAATACAACAAATTGGAACATGATCCAGATGGTTATGAGGAATTCATAACAAAGCGTATGAATTTACCTAAAGTGGATTTAGAAAAGAGTGTAACGTCCTGGACAAAAATTAAAGCAACTAATCAGCCTTATGATTTAGATGAATTAAAAAGAAGAGAATGCATTGGGTGTTTAGACTATGCATCTGTAAGGGATTTTGTTGCTATGGGTCTACTATTCTTGAAAAATGAAAATTACTTAATTCCTAAAGAGTTAACACATTCATATGTATGTAAACCATTTGCTGATAAACATTATGCTTATAGTAAAGAAAAGGCTGAAAATAACAATAAGAAGGACCATCGGAAATTCGCTCCAATCCGTGAGTGGGAAAACGATGGTTTTTTGTCTGTCTTAAAGATTGAAACCATGGATCCGCATTTAGTAGTTAATTGGTTTGTTAAAAAACGTGATGAAGGTTGGAACATCAAAAAAATTATAGGTGATAGTTTTAAGATGGATGTTCTCAAACCGTTATTTGAAGCATCAGGATTTATAGTTGAGGTTATCCGGAATCCTGATGCTGCCAGTGGTTTATTAGCTCCAAGAGTGGAAATTGCTTTTGAAAACGAACAAGTGATATTTGGAGATAATCCTTTAATGCGCTGGTATACAAATAATGTACTCGTTAAGCGTCTTCCTAATGGTAATAAAGTTTATCGAAAGAAGGAAGAAGTGAAGCGGAAAACAGATGGTTTTATGATGTTCTTATATGGAGTTTGGGCTTCAAGGGATTTAGAAGATTATGATGTTACAGACGCGCTAGAAGCATTAGATGCCTTGAATTTTTAGGGAGGGGGGTGAATATGTAAAATGGGATTTTTCGATTCGGTATTAAAACGCAATAGTGAGCTGTCATGGATGTTTGACCTTGAATTACTTGATGAAACAACTCAAAGAGCTTATTTAAAAAAGATGGCGCTGGAAACATGCATTAATTTTATCGCTCGCACAATCAGCCAATCAGACTTTCGTTTTATAGAAAACGGAAAGCGACAGTTAAATAATTGGCATTATTTATTTAACGTTAGACCGAATACTGATCAGAGTGCTGCTGATTTTTGGCAGGATTTCACTTATAGGTTGATCGATGAAAACGAAATATTAGTAATCAAGACTGATAGTGATGATTTTTTAATTGCAGATGATTTCACCAGGAATGAATTTGCTGTTTATCCTGATACATTTAGCAATGTGATGGTGAAGGGGTACACCTTTCAACGAACATATCAAATGGATGAAGTTATTTATTTAACTCACAACAATGAAAAATTGTCAAAGTTTACTGATGGGATGTTTGATGACTACGCTAATTTATTTAGTAGGATGCTTGAAATTGCTCTTAGAAATTATCAAATTCGAGGAATGGTTGGAATTGACTCGACCCAGCAACTCACAAAAGAAAATAGAACCAAATTACAAAACTTCATCGATAAATTATTTAATTCATTTAAAAATAATTCCATTGCGCTTGTTCCAAAACTAAAAGGTTTTGAGTATGAAGAAGTTGCAAGTGGAGAAACAAAAGGGCAGCCAATCGATGAATTAACGAAATTAAAAAGATCCTTAATTGATGATGTGGCCAATATATTAGGTATTCCTAATGCATTGATACATGGAGAACTAGCGGAATATGAAACAGCTATTAAAGCTTATGTAAAGTTTTGTATAAGTCCTTTACTAAGGAAAATACAAGATGAACTTAATGCAAAGCTTTTTACAAAAAAAGAGCATTTAGCTGGTTCAAAAGTTGAAGCTAGGTTTATTGCGTATAGCAGCATTTTTGAAATTGCTGAGTCCTTTGATAAGCTGGTTGCTTCCGGTGGCTTTTCACGGAATGAACTAAGGAAAGAGGCAGGATATGAAGAATCCGATGATCCGGAATTGGACAAGTTCGTTATCACTAAGAACTATCAGACTACCGAAGCGGTTAAAGGAGGTGAGAATGAATGAAAGTAAAACGTCTATTTAACTATAAAAACACTCAATTTGATGAAGAGTTAAAAGCTGTTCCGCATAATTTTGCAGTAAAGCATGATAGTGAAAAAGCTGTAACGGAGTTAACTATTTATGGAGTGATTGGAGAATCGTGGTGGAATGAAAATTGGACTTCTGCGGTAGATATTGATAATGCTTTGAAAGAAGCTGGTACCAATAACATAGAAATCCGATTGAATTCACCAGGAGGTAGCGCATTTGATGGTATCGCTATTTACAATCGCCTAATGAGTTACAAAAAAGAAACAGGCGCAAAAATTAAAGTTTATATTGATGGATGGGCTTGTTCAGCAGCATCAGTAATTGCGATGGCAGCTGATGAATTGGTTATGGGTCTAGGTTCTATGTTTATGATTCACGAAGCTTCTAGTGGTGTTTGGGGAGCTAAGGGAGATTTCCGAAGTGAAGCAGATTTATTAGAAGAGTTAGAAGAAGGAATCATAGATATCTATATGACTAAAGCTAATGTTGACAGAGCGGAAATTCGTAAAAAGGTTGACGCTGAAACTTGGTTTAGTGCTTCAAAAGCTGTTGAAATTGGCTTTGCTACGTCATCTGCATCATCTGTGGAAGGAAATAAAGCTGATGAAATTGCGAACCTACGAGCTCAAAATGCAAATTTAGAAAACGAATTAAAACAATTAAAAAATCAAAAAAAAGAGGAACCAACGCCTAATCCGGTACAACCGACTAACAAGCGTAAAGGGTTCCTTTTTTAATATAAAACGGAGGTATTATATATGACAATTAAATTAAACAACCATACAGAGAATTACGAGGAAGCTAAATTAAATTATGCGAATGTAGTTAAGAATGAAGAATCTACACCGGAACAAGTTGAAACAGCGTGGATAGCAATGCAAGATGCATTAGTAAACTCATTAACAACACAAATTACTAATCAAGTTGCTGCTAATACAGTTGATCAAGTAGTTTTAGCAAACCGTGGTGCTGATGTAATGACTACGGAAGAACGTACATTTTTCAATGCAGTTGTAAAATCAGATGGATTTACAGACGAATTAGTTCTACCAGAAACAATCGTTGAACGCATTTATGATGATCTTAGAACAGAACATCCTTTACTATCAGTTATTAACTTCCAAAACTTAGGGACGGTTACTTTAACAACCATCACATCTGAGTATGAAGGTGCTGCTGTATGGGGACCAATCTTTGGTGATATCAAAGGACAACTAGATGCGGTGTTCAAACAAGAAAACATCGCTCAATCTAAATTAACAGCGTTCGTTGTATTACCAAAAGATCTTGCGAAATTCGGCCCAGCATGGGTAAAAGCATACGTACAAGCTCAAATTACAGAAACATACGCTGTAGCTATAGAGTCTGCTGTAATTAATGGTGCGGGTCCAACAAAACATGAACCTATTGGTCTAATTCGTGACTTACAAGCAGCTGTTGATCCAACAGATGGCCATGCTAAGAAAACTGTAGCAGGTTCATTAACATTAGCGGATGACGGGAAAATTATTGAGGAATTCGCTGGAATCGGTGAATTACTATCTGTTAAACAAAATGGAAAACCGTTGAATGTAGATGGCAAAGTAGCTCTAATTATCAATCCAACTGATTCATGGAAATTACGTGCGAAATTCACTACTCGAAATGCACAAGGCGCATTTATTACAAACGTTCCGTTTGATTTCAAAATCATCACATCATTATTCGCAACAGCCGGAGAAGTTATTGCATTTGTAACTGATCGTTATGATGCTTACCGTGGTGGTGGAATTGAAGTAAAGGAATATGATCAAACATTAGCCCTTGAAGATTGTAATTTACACATTGCGAAGACTTTCGCTTTCGGTAAACCACGTGATAATAAAGTAGCTGAAATTTACACATTAGATATTCCACAACCTGAACCAGCAGGAGCATAAGGGGTTGATGTGATTGGAAATCACACAAGAGTTAGTACAAGAATTTAAAGAACGTATGCATATATATCATTCTAGTGAGGACGACAATTTAAAAAGATTGTTGTCCTTTTCTATTTCTGCTTTAAAAAATAGCTGTGGAGAGTTTGATGTAAATGGAGAAAAGGACACAGACTTACGAGCAAAGGAATTAGTTTTTGAACGTACTCGCTATTTGTATAATGATGCACTTGAATATTTTGAAGATAATTTTTTAAGCGAGATTACTAGTTTAGGACTTTCCTTAATGCCGGAGGAGGATGATTTAAATGCAACCATTTAAATATAAACCTCCACGAATTAATACAGGCGATTTGAGAGTCCCTGTAAAGTTTTATGAGTATAAACCTAATGATGGTCCAGAACCGGGTGAGAAGGATGATAAAGTCCTTTTCGAGTGTTTAGCAAAAGTAGACAATGTATGGATGAAGGATTTAGAACAGGCGAAAACAAATGGGACTGAAGAAGATATAACTATTACAATTCGTGACCCATTAGATGATTATATTCCAACTAATAAACACTATGTTTCTGTGGATACTCGTGGATATCGTGATAAGAAATTTAATATCAAAAATGCTTTTCCGGATCCACAGAATAGTGCGTTTATAAAAGTAGTTGCTGGTGTTACTTCATGAGTGTAAACATCAGAGGAAATAGCCAATTAATGAGGGAAATAGAAAGCCGATTAGGACAACGAAGAACCCAACAAATTATTGATAGAGCATTATTAGCAGGTGCAAGGGTATTTGTGGAAGAACTCAAACGTCAATTCGCTACTTTTAAAGATCAGGGTTACTCATTAGAAGAAATCACTATTTCTGAACCAACTGGAAAAGCAGGACAAAGAACAGTGAAAATACACTGGCGTGGTCCACATAATCGTTATAGAATCATTCACTTAAACGAATGGGGAACTGTTAATAATCCTAATCCACGAGGTAAAGGAGCCGTTGCAAGGGCGATGAGGAATGCAGAGAATGCGTACCGGGAAACTGTCAAGCGCGAGTTAAGGAGGGGGATTTAATGTTAGATTACATGTATTCTCTTCTTATTGCGGATGAAGTTATTAAAGAATATGTAGGCAACCGTATTAAGTTTTATGAATATCCGGAAACTGGAGATTTTAGCGGCACCTATATAGTATTTGATCCTATTGACTCCGATAGGATAGGTGATTATGCAGACAACGTTTATTTAAGTGAAGACAGCTTAATACAAGTTGATATCTGGTCAGAAAACCGCAAAACAAGGGATTTGGTCGCTAAAAGGATAAGAAAGATCTTAGTAGATAAAAATGGTTTCTCGGAAACCAATGGACCTGATGAATGGGATAAAGCAACAGGAGTTTTTCGAGTTGCGAGACGTTATGGTAAGAAAGTTTATCGAGAAGATTTTAATAATTTATAGGAGTGATTAGTGTGCCGAAAGAGAAAGTATACAGAGCATCTACTGGTGTAGATGAATTTTACTATGGAGAAGTAGGAGAAGGCATTGTTGCAGCATACATTGAACGAGTGAAGTTCCTACAAACAATTAACGTAGAAATGCCACAAGAAATTGTTCGTGCTCGTGGAGATAACAAAACAGCCGAAATGGCTGTATCTAGCGGAGATGTTTCGGTAACATCAGGATTCCATAAAATACCGTTAGAGGACAAACAACGATTATTAGGACTTGAAGTAGTAGATGGTCTTACTTCAATGGGTAGCGAGGATAATCCTCCATATGTAGCGGTTATCTTTGCAAAAACATACGAAGATGGTTCTCGTGAATATGTAGGACTACCGAAAGGGTTATTTACTCGTCCAAATATTACGGGTAATACAAAAGGTGAAGGTGTTGAATTCAGCTCAGAAGAAATAGCTGCACAATTTATGGACCGTAAAGTGGATGGATTCACAAAAGATAAATCTGTTATCTTTGCTTATGATCCACCAGGAGAAACTACCGATAGAGACAAATTATTCATGAAAATTTTTGGGTTACCATATCCAACAGAAACTACAGTACCGGAAGGAGCGTAATCGAATGGCTAAAAAAACAACTGAAAATCAAGAAATCGTAGATGTAAAAAATGAGGAAGAAACAAAAGAAAAGAAATATGATGTTGTTTTTGATTTTAAAGACTTAAAGGATAACGACAGAATTTATATTAAGAATGACCCTTATCCGGCAGAAGGAGCTAAAAAGCCAACTCCTAAAAGAATTAAAGAATTGTCATCCACAAAAAATAAAATGAATAGAGTACTAATTAAAGAGCGGGATTAATTCCTGTTCTTTTTTTATGGAGGTAATGAAAATGGCTAATTTAAAACGTAATATGATCGAACTAGTTAAAGAAGTAAAAGAAGGCGAAATTGTAACAGAGAAGTTTTTAACACCACCATTTATTCCCTTATCTGTTGTTTATCAAGCAATTGATTTGAATGTAGAATCTATGAAAATGACAGAGGAAAACGAAAAGGAATATGTGGAGAAGCTAGCTGATTTTGTTGTGAACGATATATACAAAAATCAATTCACAAAAGAACAATTAATAAATGGGTTGCATGCTCCTGATGCCATAAAAACATTAACCGAACAAGTGATATTTATTACAAGAGGTCGTCAAACTGATGAAACAAAAAAGTACCTGGCGAAGAAAGATTAAGGGACGAGGATTTCTCGCCAGCCAAACAAAAGGAATATTTGGATGAACTCGTCCGGGAGTTAATGAAACAAGGTAAGGACGTTAATGAAATTTTAAATATGCCATACCAATTCGTGATTGATTTAATGGTTGAACAGAATAAACCTAAAAAGCAAAAATCCCTTATCGCTGCTTTCGGTGGTTAGGGGTTTTTTAATTTTGTAAAGAAAGGAGGGGGAATATGGCTGAAAGAATCGAAGGCTTATCGATAGGGTTAGATTTAGATTCCACAGCGCTCAATAGAGGGTTAAAAGGGTTAAAAGATCATTTACGGACAGTTAATAGCGAAATGAAAGCTAATCTTTCTGCTTTTGATCGCGGTGAACGTTCTGTAGCCAAGTATGAAACCATCATTTCAGGGTTAAATCGAAAATTACAGGTTCAAGAATCTGTAACCACTGCTGCTAGACAAGAATACGAAAAAATGGTTCGAGAGCATGGAGAAGGATCACGAGAAGCGGAAAGAGCAGCAAGATCTTATAACAATGAAGTAGCTGCACTGAATACTTTGCAAAGACGGTTACAAAATACTCAAAGAGAACTAGCTGACTTCAGAGAAGAACAACGACAAGCGGAATCAGGATTCACAAGATTAGGTACTAGAATTTCTAATACTGGTGAATCATTAACCAAGTTCGGAGATAAAGCTAAAAGCGCAGGTACAAGTCTTACTGCTAGCTTAACTGCTCCTATAGCAGGATTTGGAATAGCAGCGGGGAAATCTGCACTTGAATTCGATAAAGCTTCTGGAAATATCCAAGCTGACTTAGGGATTACTGAAAAGCAAGCAGAAAAGCTTAATAATGTTGCAAAAGAACTGTGGAAGGACGGATTCGGAGATTCGATTGAAGGTGTTTCAACTAAAGTAGCTGGCGTTACAAAGGCTTTAGGTGATTTAAGTAAAGTAGATTTATCTTATGTAACTAAAGGATTGGATCTCTTCGAAAAGCGAGGATGGGCCGACCAACAAGAAGCATTAAGAGCTACAAATATTTTAATGAAACAATTTGGAATGTCTGCATCTGATGCAATGGACTATATTACAAGGGGCTTCCAAGATAATTTAGATTATAGCGGGGAATTCCTTGATAGTATTTCCGAGTACTCAACTTATTACGCTGAATTTGGAATGTCTGCAGAAGATATGTTTGCAAAGTTCAAAGCTGGAGCTGAAAGTGGAGCGTTTCAGTTAGATAAAATTGGGGATGCAATGAAGGAATTCACTCTCCGTGCGAAAGATGGTTCTAAGAGCAGTACAGAGGCATATAAAGCACTTGGATTAAATGCGAAGGAAATGACTAAGCAGTTTAATAAAGGCGGAGAGGATGCCAAGAAAGCATTCGCTAAGGTTGTTAAAGCTATTAAGAATACCAAAGATGAAGGAGAACGGAACGCTGCTGCTGTAGGGCTATTTGGTACCCAATACGAAGATTTAGGCGGAAAAGCTTTTGATGCAATGTTAAGTGCAAGCAAAGGCTTAAAGAATGTGGAAGGAGCTACAAAAAAGGCAAGTGATGCTCTTCAAGATAATCTTGGTGCTCGCGCTACAAAAGTTTGGCGAGATTTTGTTGCTGATATGGAACCAGTTGGCGAAACAATGCTGGATATCGCAGAAGATGTTCTACCGAAAGTTGCTAATACAGTAGACAAGGTTACTAGTGCTTTTGCTGAACTTTCACCAGAAGGACAAAAAACTATTCTTGCTATCGCTGGAATTGCCGCTGCATCTGGACCAGCAATGGTTGCAATTGGTGGTCTTTCTACTGGTATAGGCGGGCTTATGAAGGCAGGAGGAGGATTGGTAAGTCTTCTTGGAAAAGATGGAGGTGCAGGATTACTCGGAAAAATCGGCATGCTAGGACCATTAGCGACAAATCCCGTAGGTCTTGCTATTGCAGGAGCTGGGGCATTAGCATTAGGTATATACGCGGTTTCAGAAGCTAGTAAGGAAAGCACCCAAAGGATCGCCGAATCTATTGAATCTCGACAAAAGGAAATTGATTCTACAGATAAACTTATTTCACAATATGAAAGGTTACAAAAAAAGAATCAATTATCAACAGATGAAACATTACGCTACATGGATATTGTGGATGAGTTAAAAAACACCAAAGGTGAAGATGCTATCAAAGCATTATCTGATGAGCAAAGCAGATTGCTTGAAAAATCAGGACTCACCAACAAAGAAATGGAAGAATTCTTAGGGCTAAATGATAAGATCGTTGAAAAATCTCCATCCACAACCAAGGCTATTTCCGAACAAGGAAATGCTTATGCCGGAACTGTAGAAGAGTTAAAAAAATTAAATGATGTTGAAAGAAAAAGACTCGTTGATGATACTTACATGGCTATAACCAATGAGATGAGTAAGCAAAGTGATAATCTCGAAAAACAAATCAGATTACAAGATGAGATTAAAAGCAAGGAACAATGGAGAGAGGGTCTCAGCAAAAAGATTTTAGCAAATAACGATCGACAACGTGAAATTGATTTAGAGTTAGTTGATTTAGAAAACCAAAAGCTTAATGGTAATATAGAACAACGCCAAGAGATCGACGACAAGATTAAACTATTGGAAACTGAAAGTAGCAAGTTAACTACTCATAATAATCAATTGGACGATAATATTGACCGTATAGATACACAGATAGAAAAGAAAAAGAACTCTCTAAAAGAAACCGAAAAAGAACTTAAAGCATTTGATGGATTACTTTCTGACTATGCACAACAAGTTTTATACCAACAAGGTATTGTTTCTGAAAAAGGAAAAGCTAATGAAGCTCTAAGGAAAGAACAAAAAGAAATTGATACAGCAAGAGCGAAATTAAAAGAACAGTTTGCCCAACAAAAAATCGGTCTTAATGAATATCAACGTCAAAACTCAGCGCTTAATGAGCAACAAAACAAGATCGATGCTGCAAAAAAGAAACTTGCTGAAATGAATAAAGTAGCAGGTAAAACAGTTTATAAAAATGTAAAAGTATCAACTTCACCTACTATTCAAAATCTTAATCGAGAACTTTCAAGTAATGTAGGAAAAAAGGTAACAATCTTTACAGCATTGGATGGTAATTACAGAAGTTTATCTGATCCAACTGCAAAAACCGTTAATATTCGTACTGTTGGTGGATATCACGCTGAACCTGGATATGCAACTGGTACTCCTTCAACAGGTCATCCGGGCGGTCCTGCAATTGTAGGTGAGGAAGGTCCTGAATTAGGTTTTATACCTGGAAGAGGAATGACGTTACTCGGAACAAAAGGCGCAGAATTTCATCCTAATCTTCCGCGAGGGACAGCTGTTCTTCCTAATAAGCAAACAGAAAGCATTCTCAAAAGTTATGGTTTCCCCGGATATGCTAATGGGATAGGAGATATCTTTAAATCTGTTTCTAACAATCCGGTTAAAACCGATTCAATGAAACTATTAGCGTTAGCGGGCAAACAAATTAAAGAGAGTAAACGTCCTAATCAATTATCGAGTGTGAATGTTAATAACAGTAATGACAATAGCTTAATACAAGCCATATCGGAGCAAAATACTCATTTGCAACAAAGTTTGAGCTTGTTAATGAGAATCGCTTTAGCTATTGAATCTGGGCAAAGTATACAAATTGGTGGAAAAGAAATAGCGAAGGTAACAGCAAAAGATACAGATAAGTTTTTGAATGGAATTTCTGATAGAAGAAGAGCAGCGTGGGGTGGATGAGAATGAAATTAAATGCTTCTAAAGTGAAAATAAATAGTGTTTATACAGAGGAATATAATATCCATCCCAAAAACAGAATTGAAATTCCAACTCCTGAACAGGACATAGAGTATAAAGAAATCAAGGGTAGGAATGGATCACTTACAAGGAAATATGGATTTAAGGATATTCCTTTACCAGTTCATTTTACGATTCGTGAAGAATCATTTAAAAAGGCTTTTCGAAAAGCGAAAATGTATCTATTTAATGCTAAAAAACTTTCGTTTGATGATGACGATGAAGTTCATTATAAAGTGAAAAGTGTTCAAATCGAAACTGCAGAAAATCTGGTTGAAAGGTTCGGGGAATTTACTGTCATATTTACATTGGATCCTTTCCAATATGAGACTAACCCTATCCAAACAATTACGGGCCCAACTACTTTAAACAACCAAGGATATGAATCTGAACCATATATAAAGGCTCATGTAACGGGAACAGGAAAGGTATATATTGGGGAACAGGTAATTACAATCAAAGATGTAAATGGAACAATTGAAATAGATTCCACTATGATGAATGCTTATAGAAATGAAAATGGATTAATCACCAATCTAAACAATAAAATGATTGGTGATTTTCCTGTTTTAGTGAGTGGAAGTAATGTAATTAAATTTGATGGAGACATAACTAAGCTTGAAATTAACCCAAGATGGAGGTGGATCTAATGTTTCCGATACTTTATAAAGCTAATGAGACATCTTTCATCCACAATGGGTTAGGTGTCTTAAAAGATGCAATAAGCGTAAAAGCAATAGAAGAACTAAATGGGTTATTTGAATTAGAAATTGAATATGATCCAGAAGGCTTTCTTATCGATGAAATAGATTATGAGATGATTGTTAAAGCAAAAGTTAATGATAAACAAGAAGAACAATTATTCCGTATTTATTCCTTTGATAAGAGCTTTCAAAACGATAATATTTTGATACATTGTCAGCATATTACATATGATGCAGCTGGCAACTTTGTAGAAGAATTAGAGTTAAATAATGTCACGACTGATGTAGCAATGCAAACACTTCAATCCAAACTTGCTTATCCTTCGAAGATCACCTTTTCTAGTCCTAATACAACGACTAGATCCAGTACTAAATTATATCGTACTAATCCACTGCAAATGGTTGCTGGGATGGATGGATCTATTTTAGATAATTGGGGCGGAGAAATCGAACGTGATAATTTCCGCCTTGTAATGCACGCTAGACGCGGAAAAGATGATGGGGTACTTATAGCATATAAAAAGAATTTAACAGGCTTAGAAGCGAAATTTGATATGTCTAACGTAGTAACAAGGATATTTCCTTTTGCGATAAAGGACGATGTGCTTATTACTATCCCAAACAAGTATATTGACAGTCCAAATATCAACGCTTATGAACATATCAAAATTGAACCCGTTGACTTTTCCGGGGATGAAAATATAACGGATTCCACAAGCTTATATAATGCTTCGAAAAACTATTTCAACACTGGCGGGAAGGATTTACCGACGGTTTCCATGGACGTTGAATTTGAGCCATTATGGGATACAGAAGAGTATAAAAATTTAGCGGTATTAGAATTAGTTGGGATGGGCGATACTGTCACAGTCCGTCATACTAAGATGGGGATTGATGTAACCGCGAAAGTAAATCGCATTGAATATGATGTTATTGCACAGAAAAATAGCGCAGTAGGCATCGGAAGTGTACAGGCTGGTTTAACAGATAAAGTGAATAAATCAACCAATATGGAAAATGCGGTAAAACAAGCTCTCAATGTAGCAAATCAAGCAATTGTTTCTGCTAATGGAAAAAACAATACTTATTTTGGCCCTAATGAACCTGTCGGGTCTTTCTTAGAGGGTGATTTATGGTTCAAGTTAGTTGATGATGATTTCACTCAAACCTATCGATTCGATGGGATTCAATGGCAACTAATTGTGGACATGGATGTTAATGCGGCAAAACAAGAAGCTGCAGAAGCAAGTCAACGAGCGGAAGATGCTTTTAACAGAGCTAACGAAGCAACCGAAAATGCACAAAAAGCTATTGAAGATGCCCAAACTTCATTTGATAAAGCACAGGATGCATTAGATACGGCAAGTGCTGTCAATAGTATTGCAGTTGATGCGGTAAATGTGGCTAATACGGCAAAACAAAATGCTCAAAATGCTTTAAATAAAGCTACTTCTTTAGAGACAGAAGTGGGATCAATAAGTGATGATTTAGCAGAAGCAGGCGGCAAAATAACCACCATTGAACAAAATGTGGATACGATTAATAATTCTTTAACTACAACAATTAGAACGCTATCTAATTTAGATGGAGTTGTATCGGAACAACAAACGGTTATTACAGCACTAGATGAAAAAATAGAGTTAAGAGCAACTAAAACAAGTGTAGACACACTCACGGGGCGAGTATCCGACACAGAGAGCAATATCAAGTCTATGGCTGGACAAATATCGCTCATGGCTAAAGCCGAGGACGTTTATACAAAGGCACAAGTTGATTCTTCTTTGAAAGGAAAAGTTGATACATCTACTTATACAAGTAAGATGTCTCAAATTGATTTATCGATAAATGGTATAACTAATCGTGTTTCTTCTACAGAATCAAATATTAACACTATTAATAGCAATATAGCTAGTCTTGATATTAAAGCAGATGGAATTATTTCTTCTGTTTCACAAGTTCAAACCAATCTCGATAACCTTGAAATTGGTGGTAGAAACTTAGTTACTAATACGTCAAAAGATTTTAAGTCCGTAACTTTTTCTAGTTGGGATTATATATTTAAAGATAAAGTTATGGATTGGGAAAAGGGGATGCTTTTAACAGGTAGGATTTATTTAAAACCTACAAGCCAAGAAGCATCGATAATGATTCATGTCCGCTATGAAGATAATACTTATAGTCAATATAGAGGAAATATAATAAAAGCAGGAGAAGAGGGATATTCTACAGTAACGATTACTGTTCCTAATAAAGATATTAAAATAATAGAATATGGTATTAGACATAGCTCTTCTTCTACACCTAGTGATACTGTCCGATATAAAGAAGCAAAAGTAGAGAAAGGAAATAAAGCTACCGACTGGACACCAGCACCAGAAGACATGGTAACAATCGCTCAATTCAGTACAATCGAACAAACAGTGAACGGAATCACAACAAGGGTTGGTACTTCAGAAGGAAATATAAGCTCTTTACAACAAACTGCTAGTAGTTTTGCTACTAGAATTTCAAATGCTGAAGGAAATATTTCTTCCATTTCACAAACACTAAGCGGCGTTCAAACTACGGTTTCAAATAAAGCTGATAAATCAACCGTTACCCAATTAGCTACTGTTGTAGATACAAAGATTAGCACAACGGACGCTAATAATAAATTTGCTACACAAAGTCAGTTAACTCAAACTAGTAACAGTTTAACAAGTAAAATTTCTAGTGTTCAAACCAATTTAGATAATCTTGAAATTGGTGGAAGAAATTTAGTTCAAAATGGTAATTTTCAATCTAGTCACGGATGGAGAACTTTTCAGAATGTAGTAAAGATAGACGTAGTGAATGATTCGACATTCGGAAAGGTATTAGAAGCTACAATAGATAGTTCATCATCCAGCAGACAACCAGCTGTTGCGCACAATCCAGTAAGTGTAAATGAAGGTGAAATTTATACTTATTCTGTTTGGATAAAAAGAACCACAGCAGGAAATGGAATTGTTGGTATGCTACTTAAATTTAGAAATAGTAGCGGAGGGGAAAGCAATCCTATCGGGGGAGTAACTACTGATTTACAACAAGGTAAATGGTATCGTCTAGTGCAGACATTTACAGTTCCTGTCGGAATGGTATCTGTTTATGGAACACCTCGAATCACTACATCTACGGTATCTACAAAGTTCCAAATAGCTAATGTAAAGCTAGAAAAAGGTAATAAAGCAACCGATTTTACTCCTGCACCAGAGGATATGGCAACCGCATCACAATTTAGTCAACTATCAGATGCTATCAATCTAAGAGTTACAAAAGATGACTTAATGACTCAAATTAACTTAAACCCGCAAGGTATCCTAATACAAGGGAAGAACCTTATTTTAGATGGAAATACAACCGTAAATGGTTCGTTTAGAGTCGCTAGTGGTAATATCACTAGCTTAGATGCGGGGAAAGTAACTACAGGCACATTGGATGCTGCCAAAGTAAGTGTTGTAAATCTTAATGCTTCCAATATCAAAACAGGAACATTAAGCGGTGTTAGGATTATTTCAACAGCAAGCGGAGATACAACAGAGATTACAGGGGGAAATATTTCTTCTACGGGTACAATCACTCGAATATTTGGCGCTTCTAGTATAGCGACATATGTTTCTACTTTTGATTCTTACAACGGTGTGGTTCGTGTAGGTATAACTAGCAAAAAATCAAATGGCGTTGAAAGGGTAGATTCTGCGGGTGGTAGAGCAACGATGTTAACTGACAAAGGAATCACAACACAGCGCGCGGTTCACTCGGGAACAACCGATAAAAACGGCGCTAGATTCATAGATTTCTTTGCTGACGAAACGTTAACTTCGGGTGTGCAAGGTCTTGGAATGCATATTTTTTCTGGGCAGAGTTTAAGAATTGAAGCTACTCAAGGAATCACGTTAACAAGAGCTTCAAGTAGCGATAATGTGTTGTTTGTGGATGGAGATATGCGGGCAAGGCAAGCATTTGTTAATACCATTCAGTACAACAACGATTTTAGCGGAACGAACATTTATGTTAAACCGAGCGCAGGCGGAGAATTGAGATTAACAGCAGCAAATACGACAGAAAGTTATGTTGATTTAAGAGCAAGGCAATTGTTTGCAAATACTTTACAAAGAAATAGTGGAGCAAGTGGTATTAATATTTATATTAAGCCTGCTTCTGGAGGAGAAGTAAGAGCAACCCTAGAAAATACAACAGATAGCTATGTGCCTGTACGTGCATCGTCATTTCCCACTGCTTCCCTTGCCGAGTACAAACAGGATATTAGACCGCACACCGATAGTGCCCTAGCTATTATTAATAGTGCTACTATCTATGATTATCGATTACGCTCAGAAGTTGCACAAGGTAAGGACAGAGTTCGAACCGGACTTGTTATCGGACCAGGATATAACACCCCCTCCTGTGTTGTGGACGGAGACGGAGTTGAGCAATATCAAATGAACAGTTTATCATGGTTAGGTATTCAGGAATTGTTCGGATTGTATAAAGCATTAGAAGTAGAAAACTTTGCCTTAAAGCGAAGAGTAGCAGAGTTAGAAAAGGTTGTTTATGCAGCATAAAAAATTAGAAGAAAAGCTGATCAATTTAATATGGTCAGCTTTTTAAATTGGAGGAAAAACACATGAAAATAGCAATTGAAAACGGAAAACTTGTGGGATGTATTTCAGTTCTAGAGAAATTACAGATTAAGGGTCTTAAATCAATACACCGCACACGACTAGCAAACATTCTAATCGAAAATCTAAAACGCGTGTCCAAAGAAGAAGAACAACTAAAGAAAGACCACAGTAAAAAAGATGAGAAGGGAGAAGCAATTGTAATCGATGGAAAATACGATGTTGAAGATATGGATGCCTTAAAAGAAGATATGGACAAGTTTTTGAAAGAAACAGTAGTAATCGAAGGGGGTGATTCGCCAGTATTCCTAAAATCTGTTAAACAATCGTTAGAAGAGTCAGAGGTTGAGTGGGTAGGAAAAGAATCGTATGATTATGCTTATTTATACGAAGCTTTTGAGACCAGTGAAAAACTAAAGGAGGAAAATGAATAATGATTACAATTGAAGTAACGAGCGTGAATATTGCGTATTCAAAAGGGGTAGTCAGTGGGGTTAATGTTAACTTTTTTGCAACACATGAGCATCAAACAATAAATTTAAACGGGTATATCCCACTTACATTTGAAGAATACACTCCAATCGCAAATGACATAGAAGGTTTAAAAGATAAGGTAAAAGAAAAAGTGATGGATGCTATTGTAGGAACAGAAGCCGAATAGGCTTTTTTATTTTGCTTTGAAAGGGAGAGAAATATGGAAAAACAACATTGGTTAAGTTTTGTGATTGGGGTTATTGGAGGTATTTGGTCAGTAATGGTTGGCAGCTTTGGTCTAGCGGTATCAGTACTGTTAGTAGTAATGCTTGCTGATTATGTGACCGGAATATTTTGTGCGTTTGTTAATAAAGAATTAAATAGCGCAAAGGGGACAAGAGGCTTTATAAAAAAGTTGATTGTCCTTATTTTAATTGGTCTATTATATCTTATTGAAATATCTTTGAACGGAACTGCAGCAGGTGGAGAAGGAGCAGCATGGGCATACATTGCAATTGAATTTATTAGCATTACTGAAAATGCTGGAAAGATTGGCGTTCCATTAGGACCGTTGGGCAATATCATTGCAGTGCTAAAAGAAAAAGTAAATGGAAGGAAAGAGTAGCTTAACGGCTGCTCTTTTTAAATGGGAGTGATAAGGGTGTTTAAGAAAATTAAATGGTTCTTTAGCAAAGTAGACAAAGAAGAAATTGAAATCTTATTAAACGAAAAATATTAAGGAGTGTGGAATGAATGAGCTTGAAAACTTTACAAGATAAAGCTATTAAACGTATGGGTTCTGGAATGAAAGCAATTGTTGTAACAAAAGTATTAGAGATCATTAAAGAAGCGTATGATGAAGGAATTTACGTTCTAATTACAGATGGTTACCGATCAAACGCTGAACAAGATGCGTTATATGCCCAAGGCAGAACTAAGCCGGGCCCGATTGTTACAAATGCAAAAGGTGGACAATCTAACCACAATAAAGGTATTGCGGTAGACTTTTGTTTAACAAATAAAGAAGGTACAGCAGCATACTGGACAGTTAATAAAGATTGGAAACGTGTTGCAGCTATCGCAAAATCCAAAGGGTTCGAATGGGGTGGAGACTGGACTAGCTTTAAAGATAATCCACATCTAGAGTACACTGGAAAAATAACGGTGGTACCAGAAGAAACCAAAGTTGGTTCAGAGATTGTTACTACTCCATCTGTATTAGAAAAAGGAGATAAAGGAACTGCCGTTAAAAAGTTGCAACAAAAACTAATTGATAAAGGTTTTAAACTAACGAAATACGGAGCAGACGGACATTATGGAGATGAGACAGTTAATGCAGTCAAAGCTTTTCAGAAAGCTGTAAAAATAGCAGTAGATGGAGTATATGGTCCTGTCACAGCTAATAAGTTAGACGAGTATAAGAAGCCATCCACACTGAATAAAGCGAATAGTGAAGCTATAGTACCTTATCCAGGGCATATAATCAAGGTTGGAAGTAAAGGAAAAGACGTTGAACGTATCCAACGTGCAGTAGGGGTAATAGCCGATGGAATCTTTGGTAATGCTACTAAAAAAGCTGTACAAGCATATCAAAAACGCCATGGATTAGAAGCAGACGGCATTGTCGGTAAATACACTTGGAATAAGATGTTTTAATAGAGAGTATAATATAATCGTTCACATTAAATGAACACCTCGAAAATCCCTGCTCTTTGGAGTGGGGCATTTTTGTTTTTGGAAGGGATTTTTCAATATTTATAGAATATAATATTAGAGGGGGGATTTGTAATGAGTGAAAAAAGAAAGAGACAAGTATTTATTGTAAGCTTAATAGTAATAGTGGCATTAGCAAATTTATTGTACAACATATTTTCTAACGCTGTTACAGCAATAATCTCTATGGTTGTTTCATTAATAGCAATAATTATCATAGTTCAAGATATGCGAGGGAAATTCAAGATATCAACCAAAAACTAAAGTTCCACTCACTCTGAGTAGGAGCTTTTTTATTTTGTATTTTTTGTGAACTAAAAGGAATTTACTTCCACAATAAAGAAACCTCCTATAGAAAGGAGGGATAAAATGACCGACTTTGAAATATTGCTGCAGCTGAAAGAACAATATGAATCTACGCAAGACACCTCAGATTTAAAACTTCTAATCGAAACCTTTTTAAATAACTTTCCTGCTGATCAATCCAAATGACGATGTAAAAAATAATAATTAAGTAGCTTTTCTGTGTTATTCCGTAAGTTGTCATTAAAGTATCTGTGCACCTCATGGTACCCGTTAAAATAGAAATTATACTCGGTAAAATACCCATCGTTCTCTCCCTTTGTTAGTTTCCACTTATTCTTATACATCTTAGTTTTATTTTCACGCATGTCCTTTTGAACTTTTTTCATTGTGTGTTCAATTAAGTTTAGGTAGACTTGATTGAGTTTAAACGGTGCAGTCTCAGCTACCTTAAAGTCACGATCAAGCACGGTTAACAGCATCGGTAAATATATAGCATTCTCAAAAATGTCTCTTTCTTCATCATTAAGTCTACTCATAAATTTTGCTCCGTTTATTCTTTTTCTACATCAACTAATTTTCTAAATGATACGTAATGTATATAATCTTTTTCATCCTGAATACGTAGCTGGTTGTTTAAATAATCTATGTAAACAGTGCGGCCAATCAAAGTATCTATATAACCCTTGTTAAAAAGGCTAAATTTAAGCAGCTGATTATATTCCATACCTTCATGTATTAGTATATCTATATCATTTAATTTGTCTTCGTTCAGCACAGGCTGCTCAATCTTATTTTGGCTCTCAATAACTTTTTTTACTCCTGCTACATGTTCTGGCAGCATCATTGCAACCCACTTTTTAGTACCCCGGTCTTTTAACATATCCCCATCTCCTTTTCGATAGGATAATTATATAAGAACAATTGTTCGATTTCAATATTGTTTTCGAACGGATGTTCGTATATAATATATCCAAAAAGGGAGGTCTAACTGATGATAGGTTTACTTAAAAGAGCTGCAGAAAGTAAAGAGGTTTTAGAAATGATTTATCAAAACAATAAAGGGGAATTCAGCCAACGTAGGATTCAGGTTATTAAAATGAATGAAGAGTCCTTTAGTGCTTATTGCTTTACTCGTAAGCAGCAACGCACTTTTAAGATAAGCAACATTCTATCAGTTGGACCAGTTCGGAAAATAAGGAGAGGTGCATAATTATGACGTTAACAAAACCTAAGAAGGTTAAAAAGCCATCAAGACCAAGCCGTGACGAATTTGAACTAGAGGAGATTGCTAATACTTTAATCGAAGCGTTAGAGGATAAAAGTGAACTTAGATTAACCGTATGGAAGAGAGAAGATCCAGTCCGGGGGAAAGTAGTAAAGATGGACGGAAACACAAAACTCATACATATAGAAAGATTCACCGAAACAATTAAAGTTCCATTTATGGATATTTTGCAATTGAAGAGAGTATGAATAAAAGCCCTTCTCAAATGAGTTGGGCTATTATTTTATTTGGCGATAAAGAAGATATTCAAATTTCTCCTTCTTTGATTACTTTCTTGATTACAGATTTTTGGTTTTCATAATTTTCCTTATCGCTAGAAAGTGTTGTTAAGTGATCGTACATGTCTATTAAATTATTCGTTAATATATAAAGTCTCGTTTCTTCCTCTGTTAGATCGCCATCTGTTTTATAATGAGCTCCATATTTTGTTGAGTATGATTCAAATATTTTTTCTTCACGCTCATTTAGTGATCTTTCTTCTTTAATATTCTCGTCGAATATTTCAAGTATCTGCTCTGTATCAGTTGCCATTTCTTCGCTAATATTTTCATGTACACTATTACCACAACCAGATAAAATCAGTATTCCTAATAACACTGGCCATATAATTTGTTTCAA